GCCATATCCTCCAAACGCTGCGTAATTATAACTTCCAAATTACGCTCATCAGTATAACTATAATTTAAAATCTCCATAAAATTTATTCCCGAAACAACTTTATTAGCCGTTTTCATAGTATTAAATTTTATTTGATCTGTCTTAGGATCTACATCCACGACTTCAGCAATTCTTTGAGCAATACTCACTACTTTTGTCGCAGTTTTAACATGCTGGGGGATATCTCTAATATATCCCGGTAAATGCCAAGCATGGTGAATAAAATCCGAAACAAAACAATGTGACTCTAAAACCATTCGTTTTCTTTTATTATGCTTTTTCCTTGCATCCCTGGGCAAATTAGGTTTGTATTTATTAACCTTGTGCCTATTATTACGCAGTATCTTTTCTTTCCTACTACACTTGTTGAACAAACCTTCTTCATTCGTCAAAGCAATCAATACATCAGAAAAATCAAATCTTTCTAATGATTCATTGCGCAAATGTCCACTACTTTCGTAGACAACTATACTATCATCTCCTCCTTTTAACGTTACTTGCTTATTCATGATTGACTCTTAAATTAAAATATGTTTGTATCTCAAGTAAAAGTCACACCATGAGAATAAGCAAATAACAAGTGCCCTTGCGGGACTTGATATTTGTTTAACTTCTCAGGGTCCGTAGAATGAATCAAATGCGCCATCCGCAACACGTGTCGTAAAGTGCAAATTTAGCTAAACGTGTTTTTGAAAGGTTTCTCACCAATCAAAATATTAATTTTCCTCTAACGGCTCAGCACATAACAGAGCTTTTGCTTGTATAAATCTAAAAATGGATACAATTCATTAACTAGGCTGGAAAGGCCATATTGTTAATAATAGTGTAAACTAATAAATAAAACTCCCAAAAGTTGTTACGCACTCGCGTGACATGACATCTAACATCCAAAATAAATCTTGGATGGGCTTCCCTTACACCGGGTTGCCTATGAGAATATTGGCGTAATGTGGCCGTCTCTCAAAGGTTGGTTCTACCAACTCAATGAGCTTACTATAACGAAAGTACACAGGTCTTTGTGCTAACGGTATTTTTGGTACGTAAATTAACTAAAACGAATCGTAAATCACGATTATTATACATTTTTCTTAGAAAAAATGTCAAAATCAAATTGGGTATTGGTTAGCTAATCCAATATACTCAGTTATAAAAACAAGGTGAATATCCTTACTAATAATGATGTTGTAAATCATATTTGATATAAAGTTATCATTCTCTCAAAAGAAGTAACTTTATAACAACCACAATATAAACAACATACATATTAATTATAATAACATATATTCTAAACAAGAAGTTTGATCTCTCTCTAAAGAGTAAACTTTATTGCAAACATATATTAAAATAAACAAAATGTGACATCATTTATATTTGTCAACTATCAGCAAGGACTCC